TTTACTTTGAACAGCTACCTGTAAAACATTGTGCTCTAACTCTGTTAATTTTAAAGTAAGTTCCATAATTTATTCTCCCTTTCTAAAAATTACTGTATGGGAGATAATGGTATATGTCAAGCTTTAATGTTTCACGTGAAACATTTACTTTGCTTTACCCCAGTTTTCTCCCACTCCTACATCAATACGAGAAGGAATTTTCATTTCTGGAAAACAATTCTCCATAATTTTTTTAATGTTTTTAATTTGTTCTTCGTCTCTTACAGAAAAACATAATTCGTCATGAACTGTAATCATAGGCAAATGTCCCTGGTCAAAACAATCTTTCATAGCACGCTTAGTTTGATCGGCTGACGAAGCTTGGATTAAACGATTAAGAGCTTTGTAGGTAAAAGCTACTTGATAGTTAATAGGATTTTTCTTACGCCAATCTTTATCACGTTCTTCTAATGGTGTGTCTTGTATGTTTTCCCATTCCTCTTCAAGTTTATCCATATGAATAACTTTCTTAAATCCTCCGAATCCTTTAGGTTCTCGCATAGGAAAACGACATTTACGACCCATATATGTATGAATTTCTCCTTTAGCCGTAGCAACTGCCATAACTGTAGAAGCTATAGATTTAATAAAAGGAACTTTCTCATCGTAATCATTCCGTAACGCTTTAGCTTCATCAAAGGGAATATCTCCAAGGATACCCGCCAACTTACCAATACCCATGCCGTACATAATTCCTAAGTTAATAGTCTTGGCTAAGTTACGTTCTACTCCTGCAATGTCCGCTACCATTTGGTGAAAATCAATATCATCTTCCTGGTAAGAGGTAACTATCTCTTTAACCCTAGGATTATCTTTTGTGTCTGGTGTCAGTGAGGCATAGTGCATTAACCATCTAGGCTCTTGAGCACTGTAGTCAAAACTTCCCCATTTACATCCTTCCTCTGGTACAAACAAACCTCTAATCAATTCTTTAATCTCTGGGTGTCGAGCGGGAACTTGTTGAAGATTAGGATGGCTTGAAGAAAATCTACCTGTAACTGTACCACCGTCTCCTGAACGTAATTGATGAAATTCACAATGAATACGTCCTTTATACTGATGTTGCAGTATAGTCTCAACAAACGTAGTATTAGCCTTGTTGTACTCTCTTATCTCTAATATCTTTTTAGCAATAGGATGCTTATGCGTTTTTAAGAAATGTTTTGTAAAACTTGGTGCATCTGATTTAGCTGTTCGTTCGTATGTTAAGTCTAACTTGTCAAATGCTTGAGCTAAAGAAGTCGCTGTCCATGGTTCAATGTCCACTCCTGTTTCTTTTTTAACCTCTAACAAAAGTTTATTTTCTTTACCTTCTAACAATTTTTTAGTGGCCTCAGCTTGTTCTAAATCCACACGCACTCCTTGACGGCGCATTTTAAAAATAATAGGTAGTAAAGCTAATTCTAATTCTAAAATTTTTCCGCAGTTTTCAACAGCTAATTTGCGTCTTAACACATGCCATAACTCTAATGTTAACCGCGCATCTGTTTCTGCATACGCAGCTACACGAGAAGCCGGAAGTTTCCACATATCTTTTTTAGCGTCTACGCCATGCTGACTTGCTGCCATCCGCAATTCATCTTCTTTTTTCTTTTCACCCAGATACGTTGCTCCTAAAGCATTAAGAGAATACGAATATCTATTCTCATCTAACAAAGGTGCTGCAATCATAGTGTCAAGTATTGTTCCTGGAATTTCAATTCCTTCGCTTGCTAACCATCCTAAATCGTATTGTGCGTTATGAAATACTACAGACATACCGTGTTTTAATTGATCTTTTAACCAACGTATAACAAGACTCTTAGATAAATTTGCTCCGCCTTCATGAGCAATTGGTAAGTATCCTGTCCATTTAGAAGAAGAAACGGCTATTCCTATAAGGTTACCGTCATTGCGTGTCCATCCTGGTCCATGAGAAATTAGTCTAGGATCACGTGTTTCTACATCTATGGCTATAATAGTTTCTTGAGAAAGGTCTGGTAATTCTACGGGAGGAACCCATGTAGGTTCATTAAATAAATCCTGCTCATACATTGTTCTGGCTTCCATAATCGCGTTCGAGTATCATTTCGCAATAATGGATTGCTTTTAAGATATCTTCCTTTCTACCTTTTTTAGGATGTCTACAAATATATTTAATTATGTTTCCTTCAGCAAAAGATAAGTTATTAGCATTTATAAATTGTGCGGGTTGTATTTTAAAATCTTTATAATAATCTCCGCCTTTATCCCATATTTTCATAAGTCATAATACCTTTCCGTTTGAGGTTGCATAATGTGTAAATTTTGTTTTGCTCGAGTTGCTCCTACATAAAAGACCCTATGTTCTGTAGAAGGAAACCTTTCATATTCTTTGTATGCTGCATAAGAAATGTCAGGAACCAATAAGATATTATCATCTTCACCACCCTTCATAGAGTGTATGGTATTTAATTTAAGGCGAGGAGACCTCACATTGTCTCCACGTTTTAAAGCATTTAAAATATAATTTTGTGTTTGTAATCCTATCTTTCCAAGAACTTGATGCCATCTTTTAGAACCATCGACCAATAACCCCAGGTCACTACGCATATAGTCTATAGTTAACAACATATCTCCGCTTATGTTTAGTAAAGATTGAGATCGTGGGCCAAACCCTCGCTTAAATCCTTCTCCTACATCCATCAAAGAATAAATAGTACGAACTTCTTGCACCGTTATTTCTTTTCCTTTACACAAATTTTCCCACGCTATAATAGCTTCGTAATGTTTTCTAGGAATACTAGGATGACCGTTCCTACTATAGATCCATCCCTCGTTTATCAGTTCTGCTGCATATCTATCTAAAATACGATTAGTTCTAGCAAGTATTGTCCACTCACCTTCGTCAATAGGAACATCCTCTAATCGTAAATGAAAATTAACCGAACCTTCTTTAGGATTAGGTTGCCATTTTTTAGGAGCTCTATCTTCTATTTGTAATACAATAGACTGAGCTAAATCAAAAACTGGAGGTGGAATTCTATAAGATTGACTCAAAACTTCTTTTTCCTTTGTCGCATTTAAAAAAGCTTTAACATCAGCCCCTTGAAAATTCATTATAGCTTGGTCATCATCTCCTGTAAATATTTGTGTTGAAGGACCTTTACGTAATACATCTATCATTTTCCATTGCAAAGTAGATAAGTCCTGGGCTTCATCTACAATCAAAACATCTATATCTGGTGGAGAGTCTTGCAGTACAAATTCTTCTATCATGTCTGTAAAATCTATTTTTTTATGGACTTTCTTATAACTTTTATAAGCACGTATAAGTTGCGTAAGTTCACTGTAATGTAAATTATAGTCTCCGGTTTCTTGAAAAACATCTTCTAATGATTTATTTTTACTTCGTGATAACTGATACATATTAAGATAGGCATCTCCTTTTTTGTACCCTATGTAGTCAAAGTCACTTTCTGCATCAGAAGTGCTACTACTAAAATCTAAACCCACCTCGTATCCTATGTGCTTGATATCACTTGAACGAATAACATCCGAAGGTTTATAGCCTAATGATTTAAAGGCCATAGAATGTAATGTTTGAAAATAAGGTAGTTGATCTTCTTCTATATTCCAATCGTTACAAACACGTTCTCGACTTTCTGTAGCTGCTTTTTTAGTAAATGATACACAGGCTATCTTATTAGGATCGACTCCTTCTTTAATATATTCCTGGATTAAATTAGAATTTGTTTGTGTCTTGCCACACCCAGGTGGACCTAATATTGTTTTTATTTCATTCACTTGAGGGCTCCCATCTAAATTTTAACTGACCATAGATAGGTTGCCAATCTCTTTTTATGCCGTCTCTTTTTGTTTTGTTTTTCCAGGTATTGTGAGGTTTCGTTTCTCCTAATATTTTCCAACCGGCTCCTTTTAAGCTAGATCCAGATTCTGTTTGTAATGTATAGGTAACCATTCTTTTACCGCCCATTTGTTGCCAGATACGCCAACACCTTCCATATAAAAAAGAACAAGTGTTTTTAGGAGCAGTATCTAAAACACATACTCTTAAAACTTCAGCAGTCAATCCATTATCTAATGTGGCTGATATAGGTCTACCTACAATTGCCACACCAAACAATTGCTCTACTAT